GTCGATTGCACGGCGCTCAGCTACTAGGAACCCTGGCTTGTATACTAGTAGACCGATGTGACGGTCTGCACCGCCTACAACGTCTAGGAACTCAGTGATCATAACTGGAATTCCGTATACAGCTCCAAGAGCACCTGTTAGATAGGTTGCGTTTGGACCGAACTTATCAACTGTGCGGAAGTCTGAATTTGATACTAGCTCGTTATATCCTTCAATAGTTGTTAGATATACTAGGTGATCTCCTAGCTGTAGACCGTATTTACCTAATACGGCACGTGCGCTAGCAATGTTAGCTGGGGTAGCCTTGGTTGAGTTACCGCCGGTCTGAACACGGAGACCAGAGATATCATTGGCTAGGGTTGCAATTCCCTTGAATACTGCAGCATAACCAGTTCCTGCTGTGATAGCATTAGTTGGTGAAGCAGTGAACCCGCTTAGTGAACCGTCACCGCGTAGTAGAGCCTTGTCGATTGCACGGCCCATACGACGCATAGAAGCGGTACGTAGGAAGTCTAGTAGAGGAAGAATTGTATCTTCTTCTTCGTCCTTAGCTAGGTGTGTTGTAGCCATGAACTTGTGAGGTGTGAAGTCTACAGACTTGATTGTGCTCTGGTTTGAAGTTGGCACGTTGGTAGCGTCGGCAATACCTGTGGTATATGTTCCGCTAGCGAACTGTGCTACATCACCATCGGTGTCTTCGTCAGCAACTGGGACTCTGAAAGTCTTTGCGTCTACTGACATACGACGTAGCATTTTAGCAACAACTAGTTCCTGCTGTAGTTCAGTATAAACATCTGAGCTAAAGTTTGATAGGAACTGATCTACAGTTGTTACTGCCTTCATACGAGCACCTAGCTTGGTGTCGAATACAGATTCCTTGCGAAGTGCCTTAGATAGTAGGTAGGCATTAGCAAGTTCACGCTGAGTGAACTGAGAAGCACGTGACTGCTCCTGGAATACCATCTTGCTGTTCTGTAGTGCAGCAATTTCGTCTTTGTACTTCTTGATCTGAGCCTGAAGTTCAGCAGCCTTTTCAGATTCACGAGGAGTATACTCACCGTACTTATCCTTTGCGTCTGCTTCCTTGATGATAGCTTCACCAGTCTTTTCAACTAGCTCAGCAACACGAGGCTCGGCAACCTTAGCTGTGGCAGTAGCCTCAGCCTTGGTTTCAGCAGTAGAACCAATAACAACTGGTTCGTCAACAGCCTGAGTAGCCATATTTAATTTCTCCTTTGTTTGAGCTTCTAAATGACCGTGAAGCTTTAGCATTATTTGTCGCATAGATGCTTCACTGTGCTCAATTTCTTTCAATTTATGAATAACTTGACAAATTCTATTTGCGACTACAAAGTCAGAATCAGTCCAGTTTTTAGTAGATACTAAGTTTATTGTTTTGTTTAGTTTTTCTTGTAGAGTTGGGTTAGTTTTTACTAGGTTGTCTGTTTTGAGATCATATAGATCTTTTTCGGTTACGTTATTTAAGTTTTTAAAGTTTGTTAGGATAGTCTGTTTTGTATCTTCATCTAGACTGAGTTCTTCGATCTCTGCTAGCTGAATATCAAAATTTGTTCCTACATCCCATATATTTAACACTTCTAGGGAAGTAGCGTCAATGTTTAAAATTTTATCAAGATGCTGTCCCTGTAAATCTACTTGTTTAAACTGGAAACTTGGACTATCCGAAGTAGCAATCTTAGTAATTACATACCTCTCACCTTTTAGCTGAACAAATTGTCCATTAGCTAGTGCTCCAGTGCTTGCGCTTAATAGATTTACAAAAGGAATTGGCTCGTAAGGATCTGTTTCTTCTACAGTATCTTCTTCGGCTTGTTCAGAATCTTTTGTCTCTACTGTTTTCTGCACAGTATCTTCTGTTCCACTCATTAAAAAGATATTAGGAACGCTTTCCTCTTCTTCGTCTTCTTGCTCTGCGTGAACCGCGGTAGTAAGAATTCTGTGAGTGTGGCCTTCTGCAGCCTGAATTTGGCCATTAATTATCTGATGAACGTGCTCTCTAGAATCAGAGCCGAAAATAGTAGCGCCATCGTCTGTATCTGTCATTTGGAAAATATGATAGTGTCCCATATCACGAGTAGTTATACCAATTCTATATGGGCCTTCGTTTTCTAAGATAGCTTTCTCTTCTGAAGTCATAGAAGCTTTAATCTCTTCTTCTTCTTTTGCATCTTGAACTGGAAAAGACTTTTTAAAGGTCTCATACTCTTCTTGATTTTCAAAATTCTTCTTTACAGAGAAAAGACTTTCCTGGTTAGCAGGAACACTTACAACGCTGATTTCTAGTAGTTCAACATCAGATATAACGAATGTATCGTTAGCCTTATCTAGTTTTCCGTCTTTTACTAGAAAACCTACGCTAAAACTTTTTAGGGCTCCGTCTTTTATGAGACTATGAACCCCGTGTAATTTTTCAGCAGCTTCACTAACGGAAGCCTCAATGAACATACCTTTTTTATCAACAGTTACTTTGTCTACTCTGCCGATCGGATTTTCGTGTTTGTGCTGATATAATAAAACAGGATTCTTACGAAACCTGTCTATTCCCTTAGCCCATGCTGCTGGAAGTACAACATCACCTGCGCGATCCTTATCTACAGTATTAGCATAGCCAGCAATTTTTAAACTTTTGCTACCTGTTTTCTTCTGTACAGAATTCGCTTCAAATGAGGCACTTAAGTAAAATTTCTTATCCATTAGTCGATCCTTGTGTGTTTGTATCCTCTAAGGGAGTAACTGTTGTAGGCTCTGTTCTATCTTCTTCTACTGGTCTACCGCCCTGAGAAGGGTCTGTAGCACTACCTACTATATTTTGAGGCACTCTTATCTTATCCATTTCTGGATCTGTAGATCTTGATAGTCTTAAACCTTCTCTAGCTTCGTTAGGAGATATGATACCTCCATTTACTAGAGTAGTATAATACATAGCCTGAGTTTTATTATCTGGTTGTAGAGCAGAGATCGCATACTTATCTGGATATATTTTTACATCTCCCGCAAAGTATAACTGAAAGGCGCTACAATAACTATGTAGTATAGGTAGAACAACGTGATTATATAGAAGTCTTTCGTTTACTTCTATGTTAGCATTATTACCGCTTTTTAGTAAGACATAAGGTACACCTAACGCCTTACACATATCTTGCTGTAATCTATCAACTGAGGCTTCGAAATCTAGTTCTCTGAAGTTGATGTTACTAAACTTTTCAATTTTCAAACCACCGTCTAGGATGGCGGGACTTCTAGCTCCCTGAAATACGTTAGAATAAGTATTTCTCCAGGCTTCTAGTAGTCTTTCTTTTACCTTCTGACTTAGTACAGAATCTGTCTGTAAAACTATGCCAGGTATTGCATTATTTTTGAAGAACTGTCTTTGGAAGTCTGTTAAAGCATAATACAGCTCTATCAGTCTTCTAAGAGGCTTTAACCTAGAGGAACCTCTAAAGATTGAATCTTCATTATCTGATTTTACATGGATAATCTCATCCGGGTCAAAGTTTATATTATTAACTTTTGGCTTGTCAAAACCGTAAAGAACCGAACCACTTCTGAGTTGATATTGATAATTTTTAACGAAAGTCTTTTCATCGGGCTGAATAGCTACTTCGTTAGCAGGTAATGCATATAGAGATGTTCCATCATAGTAAAAAAAGGCATTACCATCTAGCATAAAATCTAGGAAAGATCTGCGAAATATTCTATTTCTATCTTCAAAAGGATTAGGAGTTATATTTAAAAGTTTATTTAGTTTTTTAGGAGCTGCACCACCATCTATGGTCAATGGCACATTTGCACAAGCGTTGATAATAATGTCTACAGCGCGACGTATTACTTCTACGTCACGATAAGCTCTTTCATAATCAACTATTGTTTCAGGTACTTGATAACCAGCGTCTCTAGCTATAGAGGGCTGAACTGGATTTAGCTTTTCAGCCACCCATGCTCTAGTACGTCCTAAAAATGTATCACTCAAGGTTATACCTCATACAATATGATAACAGTGTATAATATTGTTGTCTAAACTTTTTTATTTACTTTGTCTTATCCGTAGATACTTACTTTATTTTTAGCGTGTGTATAGATAGCGTATCTAAGTGCATCACAACAATGAGAAGCCCAATCATGTAGAGGTTTTTCTTTCTCACCTCTATCATTCCATCTATATGCACACATAGACTGATAGGTTTTAGGAACCGTAGTACTAAAAACTAATCTATTATGTTCAAGTAAAACTTGTAAATGCGTTATACCTTCATTTTGATACTTATTAGCGTTTTCGCAGTAAATATCATATTCATATGCAAGGTCTGCTTTCATTTGCTGAGCCGCACTATCTATGTAGATAGAATTAACTCCCCAATGATCTATAAGTTCTCTAAAATGTTCTGCATGAGTAGAGGTAGTAGCTTCTTTACTAATATACTCATCTACTACATAGAAATTCTCACCATCTGTAGCCACTACTAAGAATACGGTTTCGTCTCTATATCCAAGATCTAATCCACCGATAAAATCAAATCGACTATCTTTAGGTTGTATATCAGACAGGTCTAATAAATGTCTAGTCTCATCCACTGCATATATCTGACCTTCGAAAGTAGACCACTCACATTCATACTCTTGTTTAAAGAGCTGTTCAGACATAATACTACGAGCTTCTTCAATATCAGTTACTGAAAGACGTGGGTTAGCTCTCCAAGTATATAGAGAGCTACCCCACTCAGAATAGCGCTCGTCAGGACCACGATTAAAATACTCATAGATGTAATTGTTTTTTCCGCGAGGAGTAGTAATAAAGAGAGCCCTAGAATCATTAAAGGTAGAAAGAGCAGGGCGTAAGTCTCTGGTAAAATACTCATCATCATCTATGACTGCTGCCTCGTCTACAATTAAAAAATTAGCTGCTCTACCAACAAGAGAGTCTCTATTGTTAGCAGAAAGCAGCCTAAACGTAGAACCATTAATAAGTTTTATTACTTTATCTTTTTGATTGAAACGATCACACTCTATCTTAAGTTCTTGTATTAAATCTGTTACATAATCCCAAATAATAGAACTTAGGGTAAAGTTAGGAGCCACTACGATAACTTGTTGATTAGGCTCAAGTAGTTTAGCTAGTGCAAGGATAGATGCGCCAAAGCTCTTACCTGTACGACGCGCGGCAATATGCACCCAAAATCGGTGTTCTTCAAGGCCTTTAAAAAGACCCCATTGAGAATCGTTAAATATTACTTTTTCATCTCTAGCATACCTAGAGGGTATTTTTTCAAGTAACTTCTGAATATTAAGTTTAAAAAACGGCATTAAATAAGTCTAAATGTTTTGAGTATAAAAATGAAGAACGTAAACGCTCCTGCTCCTGCTCCTAATAACCAAACTGTAGTAGAGATAGATGTTCTACCTTGCACGGCTATAGTAGACAATGTTTCTAGTTTAGCGGCAAGGGCGGCTATCTGACTATTACTAAATTCTAACTTTTCTAAAATCTGTTCATATCTTAGAGTGCATAGAGCCTCGTGAGTCTCTAATCTAGCCTTATTATTATAGGCAATTTCTTTAATCTTATCTACATCATCACTCATTGTAAATGCCTCATAAGTTCTTTGACAAGATGGCTTCTAACAACATCATCTTGATAAAAACGTACTATTGATACGCTGGCACAATTAGACAATCGTCTAACTGCCCACTCTAATCCATTATCATGTCTAAGATCGCTTTGATCGAGATCTCCCGTAATAGCTACTTTTACACCTTCACCAAACCTAGTTAAAAACATCATCATCTGATCTCGGGTGCTATTTTGAGCCTCGTCTAGGATGACAAAGCTCTTATTAAAAGT